GCGACTGCTCGCACGAGATCCTCCTGGATGTCAAGCGACAGCTGTATGGCGCGTCGTTGTCCGTTCGTGGCGATGTCGGTCGCCTGTGGCGCCCATCGAGCGACTTCATCAGCCATCTGGACATTGAGCGCCTCGAGGCGGAGCATGTACTCGCTGAGGCCACTGATGTCCTCACCTGCTGCCTGTGCTTCCTCGATGGCGGCTGTCACCGCTTCGAGGCGCTTGAGGTTGTCAGCCTGGAGAACACCGTATGTCCTGCTCATCTCAGCAAGAGCAGCGTTCTCACGGTATCGGAGCTTGTTCCTGTAGCTCTCGTTGACTTGATAGATATCAGGCATCGGTGTCAGTCAACTCGTAACCGTAGTATGGATGGTACGACTTGCCGTTCTCCTTCGGCGCCATCTTTTTGAGGATCTCTTTGCGCGCAGCTGTAGCCCAGCGATATCCAGCATCGCCACCCCATGCGGCCCATGCGACACGACCAGCGGAAGGATAACCATCCTCACCTGGTCGGAATCCTTCCGCTTGTTTGTCTACTTCGTGACGTCTGAAAAAGGAGTACATGCGAAGGACGGTCGACTCACTAAGCTTCTCGCCCGACACGATCTGATTCGCCCTGGCCCATGCGACGGCTGTCCCGCCATCACGACCAGCATCACGCCAATCGATAGCGCGCTGTGCTTCCTCCTTCATCTCTTTGGAAGGAAAGAACTTGAGTCCTGGCTCAGATGCATCGTCGAATGCCTTCGTCTCTTCCTGGCGCACCGTGACAGGCAACAGGCCGAGGTGCTGGATACTGTTCAGTCCAACAGCCTGGAGTGCCGCTTCTGGTTGGAAGCCAGCACGAATCAAGGCGCCAGCAGCTCCGACCAGCTTCGCTGTCTCATCGGCAGTTCGAGCAGTCGACACAGGCGCAGCATCAGGTACCAGGAGTTCTTGCGCGCCGATCTGAACAGGTACAGCAGTCGGATGGTAATAACCTTCGTCATCATCCGAAGGCGTCACACCAGCGACACGCTTCGCGGTTGCGAGGTCCACGATGCCACTCTTGTAGAGTCGCTCCGCTCTCTCTGCGTCTTCATTGAGATCAGCCTGAAGCGACGGAACATTCGCGACGTCAAACTCGAGGTAGTCGCCAGGCTGCGTTTCTTCGTAGTCTGGGAGCAGTGCGATGGTGAGCGCTTCGGACATCTGACGCATCAGCGGAATCATGCCATCAGTCCACGCAGATCGCGTTGCTTGCTCGAGATTGCTGTAGGTTGCGCGCTCGAGTCCACTGCCGAGTTGAAGGACCAAAGGATTGAGACCGAGAGCTGCACACACGCGCTCCTCCGGTTTGCGGCGGATCTCGTCGAACGCCATTTCACTCGGTTTGTGGCTGACCTGCTCGACCTTGAATGGTCCAGTCATCACCAGGACAGAACCAGCGTTATCGCCTGTGAAGTCCTGCTGTAGTTTCCGCTTTGTTTGTCTGGCATCGTCTTCGGACAAATCCTCGACACCGCCCTTGTAGTCTGGTCCGACCATGATGCTTGGCATGCCACCGTTTCGCACCATGCCGAATGCAGCTGATGCGGCGACGTTATCGGTGGCGATCTCACGAAGGACGGATGTGACAGGAGAGCGCCCGAAGCGAGAGTCCTGCGGATCTCGACCATACCTGATGTGGATCATGTCCTCGAGCGCTATGTCGTAGCTCGTGCCATCGACCGTGTACTGATACTTGATGAGAGGATTGACCTTATTGCCGACAGGCCGGACCATGTCAGCCGCTAGGTATTGCAGACCGACGACACGACCAGACACGCGCACCTTGCGGAAGTACGCGTTTCCGAGCAGCTGGTAGTCAGGGAGAATCCACGACCACACGAGCGAAGGCGGCACGTTCGGTGTTGGCTGCGCGAGCAGCTGGAGAATCGGGTGATCTGCGACAGTTTCGACCTGTCCATCAGGCATCGGTCGACGAACAACAGGAACACCCTGGCTCCAGTTGCGAATGTACCAGTCCATGCCGATCGCGACAATGCTATTCAGCATCAGGTCGCCAGCCTGTGAGCGCCAGTTGAAACTTGAGCCTGGAAGGTTGCGTGTCAGCAGGGACCAAAAGTCGCCGTTACCTGTGCCAGTGAAATAGGAGGTCTGTCGCTGAATCAGCGGCGGCGGAAGCAGCGCAGACGGTGAGGCGGTTGCTTTGCCTATGAAGCGATCAAAGAGTCCCATGTGACTATTGTGTCCTTATCATGCGTTATACTGCACCCCACCCACCGCCACGGCCCACGAGCTCGTCGTACGCATCGGTCAAAGCGTCGACGATGTCGTCATTCTTGCCGAGCGGGAACGTCCGCATTTCGTCCAGGAGTTCGCGATTCCACGAAGCTGCAACCATGTACACGTTTCCGCCAGCGACCTGACTCGCGAACGGTTCAGCGCGCACATCCTTCGAGCCGGTCACCGGCAGGACTGTCACAGCACTACCATGCAGGAGTCGAAGCATGTGCATGGCTTGACTCTTGCCAGCCTGGCCCGGGTCCTGCGGTAGTCGTATCCGAATGCCACGACCATCGAGAGCAGCTGTCTGCTTGATAATACTATCCCGCTGGTCGGTGTCATACTGGCCACGCACGACATCGAGTATCCAGATGCGGCCATCCGCATCACGGCCCATCTTCACACCGACCGTGAAGTCACCACTTCCAGCTGTCGCTGCAAGGTCCCAGGCGCGGGACATCTTCTGGATGTTTGGCGTGGCATGCTCAATGGTGATCCGGTCCGACTTGAAGAACGAACCCTCACGAGGTGTTGGATGTTGCTGGTACAAAGCGCTCCAGCCGTAGTCCCCGGAGTTCGCGACCATGACCTCCTTGATGCGTCCGAGTTCCTTGACGTCGTATCGTTCAGGCCACAAAGCTTCACCAGGCATTCGACCGATCTGGTCCTTCTCCTCCGCGATGGCTGGAAGGTTTAGTACAGTCCATCGATGAGGTTCCGAACTGATTGCTCGAGCGGTGATGTCGTCGTGGTGCCACCTGGTCGAGACGATGATGAGAGCGCCCTTCGGTTCCAATCTCGTGTATAGGTCGTCCGTGTACCAGTCCCATGCTTTGTCACGATAAAGCGCAGACTCCGCATCCTCTCGAGATCGAATCGGGTCATCGATGATGATGCGCTTGAAGCCGACACCGGTTGGAGGTGAACCGACACCACGCGCCATGAAGGTTCCCCCCTCCGGCAGGCTCCACTCATCCTGTGCTGCGTTGTCCTTCGCGAGCTTTGTCCTGGACGAAACGATCTGTCTGGACTTACGGCTGAAGCGCCTCGCGATGCGCTCATTATAGCCAGTGACCAGCACGTTCGCGGACGGGTCCCGCTCGATGCAATAGGCGCCGTAGCGAACGGTGACGGTCTCGGTTTTGCCATGACGTGGCGGCATGTGGATCGCGAGTCTGTCGATCTCACCACGCTCCACAGCATCAAGGTGCGAAGCGATGGCGATGAGATGCCGAGCCGTAAATGACCAGCCATTCGGAAGAGTCTCTCGAAGGTAGTCAAGGTAACAGAGAGCCGTCTGCGCGCTAGTCTTCGTTTGGGCCTTCGCTGGCTGCGGACAGAAGTTGAACCGAGAAAGTTGCAATCTTCTCGTAGAGAGCTGCAATCTGCGCGGCGCTTTGTCCATTGATGTACCTCTCGCTTTGTGTCGTCCTGGCGATGACCTGAAGTGCTTTGAGATTGTCCTCGAGGACGGACGCCAGCAGATCATCAAGTGATACAGTCGGCGCCTTTACAGTCGTGACAGTTTCCGACGCGTCGGAAACAGGTTGTAGTTTTCCGACACTTGACGACATGCGATCACGAATCGTGATGATGGTCGTTCGTGGTAAACCATGAAGCCGAGAAACAACCGTCGGTGTCTGACCTGCCAATAAAGCAGCTTCGACCCGTGCGATTGTTTCCTCGTCGTAGATGTTTGGACGTGCCATGCTTCTATTCTGGCTCATCCTGGCGCACTCTGCGCCTATAGTGCAGCTGCCCGTGGCATAGATAGCACAACACCTGCACATCCTCCATCAGCTCACCACCGAGTCTGATGTAGGTGATGTGATGCACATCGAGCTTGTAGCCGTCCTCCTGTCGACGGCCACACTGCTCACATGTTCTACCTGATCGCTCGAGCGCCTTCGTCCGAATGTCCTGCCAGCGCTGACTCCGCATGTACTTGCGACGATAGTCGCGCCATGCCTCATCGACCTGGCTACTGGACGCTCCGATGGCCTTGAGTAGACTGTAGGTGTTGGACCATGGTTTCGCCATGATGCTCCTTACGATGTTGTCCGTGTCCATATGATCTCATCCTTGACCGGGTGATCTTCGCCCCACATCCAGTCAGTCGCGAACAGCGACTCAGGGTCCAGTGTGAGACCTTGTAGAGTCTTCGACTCTGTTCCCGTGTGCATCACGAATGCCTCGAAAAGGTCGGAATATCGGATGTACACATCGTGATCAAAGCATACGCGTGTGATCGGTTTGCCATGCATTAAGGGTTGAATAACTTCAGAGAACTTCATTCAATCACCGTCCAATCTCTCGCCAGGACATCGGTTCCCGACAATGTAGCAAACCCCTTGCATCGCCAAACATTCGCACCATCGAGCTCGTATCGCATGAGTGCAGCATCTACTAGTTGAAGCTTGAAACGAGAGCCATCACGCCACACAGGACGCCCTGCGCGCACTTCCGCAAGGATTGACTCAAAGCTCTTACGGCCACCATGATTGTTTTGTTTCTTACCGACAGATTCCTGGAACTCCACACGCAGTGAAGGTTCGCTCATCATCCATCGATTTATCATCATTATTGGATAACCGACGATTTCGGCTGCTTTGCTTCGTGTCTCACCGCTTGCAATGAGCTCCGCCCACTTGATCACGGTCGCTGTCTTTTCATCGAGCGAGATGTAAGGGTCCATTTTCTTGACTGGCCTGTCTGGATTTTCTTCATTGATCCATCGCTGAACCGTCCCGCGTGTCATCTTCATGATCTGCGCGGTGCGGCTAATGCTGTTACCAGCAGCTCTAAGTTCCTTGATTTGCACCAGGAGTTGTGTTCGCTCCTCGAGCTTTGTGTTCTTCGACATTGATTCTCCCCTTCAAAGTAAAAGACCAGGCACACCGTTCGGATGATGTGCCTGGTTCGTCAGCGAGTCGTTGGCAACCGGGAGATGGTTACTCGCTGGCGTCTTCACCGAAGGGGTCTTCGATGTCATCTGTCTTGATTGCTGGCTGTGCGATCTTGGTCAGTTTCTTCTTGGCTGTCACAGGAGAGACCGAAACGATGGCATTGGTCATATTGCCACGCGTGTTCAGTTTGGCGTCCACAGTGACCATCCACTGCTTCGCAAGCAGGTCATCGACATCGAGCTGATGAAACTCTGCCTGTGTCAAGCGGCGCCCGAGCATGCCATCGAGAAGGATTGTCAGTGCTTGCTTGTCGTTGCCGTAACCTTGACGGGTGTACTTGAAGAAGCGGTAAGCATTGCCAGCAGAGTCGCCATACTCTGTGGTCTCAAACGTAAATTTGAAGTTAGGGACCATGACGTTCGGGTCATCGTATGAAGGACGATCAACCGAGTCGAGGTTCGCCAAGCGGCAAACGTAGACGCCAGCTGGTGCTGACTCAAACTGTGAGCTGCCATCGCTGAACGAGGCGTTACTAAAGAAACCCATTTTTATATTCTCCTTCGGCCATAAGGCCGCTCTGTTGACAGTGCTGGCTCAGTTACCAATCCAGAAGGTGTTTCCACCAGCACCATCAAAGTTGACATTACCAAACATCAAACCATCTGTCAAACATAAAGTTGACGCTGTTCCTGTGGGCCAGCGTAAGCGCCCGGCCCGCAGGAGCAGTTTCAACTTAAGACCCCTAAGCGAGCACACTTACATGCTCGCAGGGGGGGGTTCCAAAGGGGGGGTTTTCTTCTGTTGTTCCCGTTTTCTCATACTTAAGGGGGAACAGCACGGGAACAACAGCGGGAACAACAGAAAAGGCCTAAAGCAGCCCTGTCGGACGGTACATTTTCGAGTTCTTTGGACCCTTGT